GACAAATGTAGTTACTTTACCAGCCGTCTGCGCCACAGATTCTACCAAGATAATGTTAAATGGCATTGCAGTGATGTAGGTTCCTTGAGCGTTCAATGAAGTGTATTGTTTCTTCACATCCCAAGCATCAGCTGTATTAACAACCATTACAAGGTTGCCTTCAACTGCAACTGGAGTAGTGCCATCAGCTTTTGTTGAATGGTATTTACATACTTTTGTCAATTCTTTGACTACGGTTGCTGAGTCAGCAAAAGTCAACTTAGTAGTTTGAGCTGTTTTTTCATCATGAGTTGTATGATCGCCTGAAACAGTTCCTGTAAGGGTACGAGAAAGACCGATAGGTTTATTGTCTCCATCACCGTTCAAGAAACCAGCTTCAAGTGCGACTGCATAGGCTTCTGTGATTTGAACAGAGATGAATTTCGCCAACCAAGCTGGTCCAAATTTTTCGGCATCTTTTGGAATTACAACGAAAGCAGTCAATTTGTGTTGAATTGCTTCTTCTTCGTTGAATTTTTGTTTGAGTTGTCCTTGGATTTCTCCATTGATTTTACCCCAAACAGCTTGACCTGTTTGCTCTGATTTGAGGAATTTCAAGCGGATACCAGCATTTTTAAGACCGATATGTTGAAGAAGTGGGCGAGATTGTACCAGATCTTCAAAGATACGGTCAATAATTTCTTGTGGGATGAACTTCTCGATCCCTTGAGGTGCTGCCTTTTCAATATTGTTGAAGAACTCACGAGCTTCAGCGGTCAGCTTAGCATCGTATGGGTTCAAGGCCGAAACCTCTTCACGGGCAGCATCACGGGCTTGAGCCATCATTTCATTGGTCATAGACTCGATCATGTCATTGTATAGCTTCGCTTGTTCTTCTTGAGGAGCGCCATTTGTAACGGCATCCAAAAATGCCTGACGTTGTTTTTCAAATTGATTAGATAATTTCATTGTCATTCTGTTTTTTCCTTTCTTAAAACATAAAAAGACCGAACCCTTTAGGTACAGCCTTGTCTGTGTTATTTTCTGGACTTTCTGGAAAATTGAATTTCTTCTGTACAAATTCGCTATTTTCGAAAGCCTCTTTGTCGATTTGTATATCTGATAGTTTAGCTTCTAGCTTTTCAGCTACCAGTTCTGCGATTTTATCGATATCTGGTGTCATTGCTGACCTCATTTTTTCGATAAAATCACTTGGGATCATAGGAGTTTCACTCGCTACCAGAGTCGGAGTAACTTCATTTGTAAACATAATCTTGTCTACAAATCCATGATTCAAAGCTGACTCAGCATCAAACCAGGTAGTCTTGTTCATCAATCCAAGCAAGTCATCAAGAGCCTTACCAGTCTTATGAACATAGGCACTAGCAATCGATTTGTTAAACCCTTCTAGTACCCCAGCCTCATGAAGCAAGGCATTATGGTCTCCATTCACTTGAGTTGAAACGTTGTGGATCATGATTTGGGCGGTCGGACTGATTTCAACCGTATCTCCTGCCATTGCAATCACGCTTGCTGCGCTTGCTGCAATACCGACAATCTTCACGGTCACGTCACCTGGATATGAGCGTAAAGCAGTATAGATTTCACTACCCGCATAAACATCTCCACCACCCGAATTGATATGAACCTCAATTGGTTCACCACTCTCGGGAAGGACGACATCTTTCGGAGCGGTTGCATCCCACTCAAGCCAATCGTAAAGCCATCTGTCATTGTTTGATACAATCGTACCCTTAATCGGAATTACTTTCATCTTCTTTCTCACCTCCTTTCTCTAACTGTTCACCAAGTTGATAGTTTTTGGTGATGAGGAATTTATCGCCACCAGGGACAGATTCTAAGCCAAGTTCAGAGCGCACCTCGTTTCGAGTCATCGCTCCAGAAGAAATAAGCTTATCAATGCTTCCAGCGAGTGCAAACTTATCTCTCTGACCTTCGCCAATGATTACAAATAGATTATTGCGCTCGTATTCCCGTCTTGACACTAAGGCGAAATTAAGCCCATCACTCATTTTCTTAACAAGTGATTGGTAGCAATAACTATTAAACATTTTTTGACTATTTTCCAGATTGGCCATGTCGCCATGAATTAAAGCTGTTGGAATCCCTAAGACGTCAGCGACCTCATCATCAAATTGCCGACGAAGTTTCTTCAACTCATCAACAGAAATATTTGAAGTTCCTGTTGTATTCGTATGCTCGGAATATTCCATTCCATCTTGAGCTGGAACAATGGCAATCGTTTTAGTGCTAAATGATTTAAAAAGACCATCAGCATATGATTGGAGTTTATCACGCATCTGCTTATCAAAACTCCCATTGTTTTTGGTTTTCAGAGTTCCTCTAATTTGATTATTCCTAGCCAAGGCCTCGACCAAACGAGTGTGCAACTTCTCATAATCAGCAAATAAGTCAGAAATATAATCTTGCAGTCGATTATTGTTGTACTGTAAGAAAATCACTTCACTCATCCGAAAACGCTTCTCAAATGTGAACCCTCTACAAGTCACAAACTCAAACACATCATCATAAACAGCATATTTAGTCCGTGTATAAGAATCGGCAACGAGTAACTGGTCATCAGTTGTAAGAAAGATTAGGACCTCATTCTTAGTAATCAACCTGTATACGACCTTTTGCCAAAACTCTGACGCTGATTCGTTCTTGTTCGGTCTTACATTCAGCAAGTAGTTCCAGTCAGAAAACTTAGCTTTTCCATCCTCAAGATACTTGAATTCTGATTTTGCAAAAATTCGAGCGATGAATTCCGCAGACTTATCAACCGCTAAACTTTTTAGTTGAAGATTGCTAAACATCCGCTCAAGATCCTCAAACTCAAAACCAACCTCTGGTACTTCACGCTTAAATAAATTCAGTAACCCCAATGCACTTCCTCCTTTCTTTTAGTTTTGCCGACCACCCACCCAAAATTTATTCTTATGTTAAAAATCCCAACTATCAATCATGTCAAGGAATTCCCCAACATTCGACTCTTGCACAAGCTCACGCTTGTAGAGAGCGGCTATCAAAGCATGGAACCCATCTGTCTTTCTTCTGACAGGTTCTTTCTTCAAGAAACGCTTATTGCCATCCTTGTCCTCCTTGACGTAGGTATTATCCGTATACCAAATCATAGAGTTGTCATTTTCAAAGATAAACCGCTCATTCGCAAATCCATCTTCGATGATTGGCGCAACCTTGGATTGAATTGCCCCGGGATTGCGCAAGAACTCATAGTCAAAGCCAGCCTCTTCCAAAAGAGGTTTCAACAAGTCCATTCTGAAACCATCGGCACAGACTAGCTCGATTTGATATTCTCTACTCCATTCATTCAATTTTTCAACCAATAAACGAGGATCAATACTAGGACCGTCCACAATCGTAAATAAGCCTTTGTCTGCCCATTCTTGGATAGGTGCTTTCAGCTTGAACGCTTTCAAGAATGCTTTGCGAGCAAAGGAATGTTGCTTCCAGATGAACTCATCCCCATTCTTAAATAGCAATCCCACACTCGCAAAGTCTCGAATGCTAGCATAGTCAAACCCAGCGACACATGAGCGACCTTTCAAGTCGATGCCAGGAGAACGTAGACAAGCCATTAACTTTTCTCGAGAGGTCACATCTTTCTCAATGTCTGCTTCAGGAAGATTCATCCGTTTTGTCATGAACTCCTGACGGCCAGACGGTTCCAGCTCAAGGTCGTCATAGTCAGCCTTGGTTCTAGCAAGCAACCTTTTAGCATATGGAGTGCTTTCATCCAACATCGGATTCGCCTTTGGCCAGTTCTTCATGTCGTCCACTTCATCCGCATTGTCTAGCTTGCAGATAAAAGGGAATAGCCTAAAATCATCAACCTCTCCATTCAAGATTTGCATAGACTTCTCTATCAGCTTGTCATAGAATCCCTCACGCACATACCCATTCGTACCGTTGTAGAAAGTCCGAGCATGAGCAATCTTACCAAGACCGGACCTTTGAACCTTCACAGCTTTATCATCTTCAAACTGGTGGATCTCGTCAAACTCAAGACAACCATCACGAGCAGAGTCCATGGTCTTCGGATTGTTCGTCCGAAAAGAAAAGACCGAGTTGTTCGCTCGACCTGTAATAGACATTTTAGTTAGATAGAAATGGTCCTCAAGACCACGCCTTTGAATAGTCTCATAGACCTCCTCAAAGGAAACCTTACCCTGTTTCTCAGAGTTAGCAGTGATGGTCACATCATAATCTCTGATAGGATAGATAGGACTGATAAAAAACGAGGATCTGGCTGACATAAAACCGTTCTTGCCACCTCCACGAGCAAGTGTGTATAGATACTCGTCGAAGTGTGGCTCTCCGTCCTCTTTCCGAAAAAGAAAGATAAACGGAGTCAAGAAAAGCTGGTACTTTGCTAAAGGGAAAAAGTTCTTTTCCGTAAACCGAATGAATTTCTCAATCAGGTCATTATCAAAATACAAATCATCGCGAGGATAGATTTTCTCCTTGATGATTTTAAACAGCAACTTTCTTTCTTCGTTGACGACAATTTCTCCACGTTCGGCCATTTTGATATAGTCATCAACCAACGGATGAGAAATCATAATAGGTCACTTTCAGACGTGGATTTCTCAACAGGAGAATTTTCAACCTCGAAATCAAACGATCGCTCAATCGCCAAAAGCTGATTACTTGTTGTGTTGATTTCCTTGATGAGAGAATTCGCTTTTTGAAATCTTTGTTGGCCATTGTGGACAGTGACTACGAGTCCATCTTCTTCAAGACGAGATTTTAGTTCATAAAGCAGCCGGACAAGATAAAGATAGCGATTGACTTTTTCATACTGGATCGCATCCTTTTTTCTAGGACTGAAATAGCCGATTTTAGAAAGTAGCTGATTTTCTAATTCTTTTATATTTTTTTCCGAGTATTCTTCCATTACCCCCCACCCCCTTTAATTTTTTGTTAGAAATTTGGACAGTTAACCCCTCCCACCGGTTCCCAAAATCTTAAAAAGACTCGATTTTTTTGACCGGGGGGTTATTCTCCCCAAAATTCGTCAGTCCTGAAATTCTTATCTTGCATTTTTTTCGATTTTCGGAACTGAAAGCGTCCGTGCCTTTTATTGTGACACTCCTTGCACAATGTTCTAAGGTTATCTATATCAAGAGCGAACTCTGGATAGAACTCTAGCTCCTTGATATGGTCAATCTCAAGGTTGTCGGTTGTAGTCCTTCCTTCAGCTTTACACCAAACACATTCGTTGTGATCACGTTCGAGTGCTAACTTCCGAAGTTCTCTCCAGTCGCTTGAATTGTAAAATTCACTTCTCTCTTCTCGAGTTGAAACTTCAATCATTTTCGTGATGTAGAAACTTTTAGTTCAAACTCATTAAGTTTGTCAAGGCAATGATTTAAATAATTAAGTGCTTCAGTTGTTTCTTTAGCAAGTTTACGAAACTCTGAATTATTTTCAATTTCAACACCAATTACAATTTCTCCTAATGGTTTTTGTCTATTAGTTGTTTTATTAAATAGTCTTTTAAAAATACCTTTCATAATTGTGTATCCTCCTTTATTTTTGCTCTCTCAATTCCTTGTTTTACATATTCTAATGAATTCGCTACATGAGTTTTAACTCAGATTTATCAAGCGTTTATCCTGCATGCGTGAAACGAAATCATCATAACCTCAAAACAATGAATTGATATCAAAATAAAAAATTAAAAGCCCTGAAACTTCGTCATGGCTCGGTCTTGTGAATCTTGATTTTTGCCTATGTATCTTAGTGAAATACTCTGACTTGAATGGTTTAGTAGGTCCATTATCAGAGCGACATCCTTTGTTTGCTCATACATAAATAAACCAAAGGTCTTTCTCATCGAGTGAGTAGCTATGTTTTCTAGACCAACTTCTTCAGCAGCTCTCTTTATAATCTTGTAAGCTGTGTTTGGTTTTATGTGCTGATGCTTTCCGTTTCGACTCGGAAACAGGAAGTCTTCATCTTTCTTGTCTTTGATGTACTGCCTCATGGCATTCTTGAATTTCTTTGGCATCTTTCGTTTGGTTGGCTTGTCTGTCTTTTCATCGACAATCTGGACATGCCAGCCTCTAACGTGCTTTACTTTTAGTTTAACGATATCTCCAATCCGAAATCCAAGATTAACACCAGACAGAAAGAGCATTAGGTTACGTTGTCTATCCGACTCTTTGACTGCACTATGCAACGTCAGCCATTCAATCATAAGCTGAACATCATCTCTATTTCTGATTGGTTCAACAACTACCACATATCCTCACCTCCTTTTTTAATGCACAAAAAAAGCAGAGTTTTTCTCTCTGCTTTTGTTCATGATACTAATTTACCACATTGTTTTTGTCAATTCTATATATTTTTTTGACAACTTTACATGAAGAGCAAATTTGAAAGTGTATCGAGAATCACTTCACGCCTTCTGTAAATCTGCTTGCTATGCCTGTACAAGTATCCAGTTTCTCCGTTTTCCATGATGTGCCAAACTTGAATCCAGTCATAGCCAGTATGTTCTCCCCAGCGAAGATAAAAGATTTTCTTGTCATCTGGTTCTAGATTTTCTAACAATTGGAAGATGGCGTTTTGGAGATTTTCTAATCTTAAAATCATCGGATCACTTGCGTATGCGACCGCTAAATTCTCGGACCTGTTCACGAATGTCCCACTTCCACTTGATCCTGTATCATCAATCCCAGGAACAGTGAGGTGTTTCACTTCGTACAGTCGTTCTAATTCATGTCTACGCTGACCAATAAGTTTGTCAATCTTTAAGTATTTATCATCGAGTTCAAACTCGAGATAATCTCTT